TAATTATTATGGCAATGAGATTTAATACAGGTATTCCTACTATAGAAGCAGAACCTAAAAAGACAAGACAAGGTAAAGGGTCACATACAAAGTACTCTGCTACGTCTAGAAATAAGGCAAGGAAGAGGTACCGTGGCCAAGGCAAATAGAATAGTAGATGGCAAAAGAAATGCTAACATTCCCGTAGATATGAGCGATCATTTCTACGATCATGGGAATGAATATTGCAGGTATCTTATTACAGATCCACGCAGTGATAGAGCATCAAGAAAAAAGTCACAAAAAGAAGTATAAATATACCTGAGGTTACTACTAGGTTAGTTTGTGGCATTAATATCGAAGTCATTTCGTGACTTCTCTTTAACTTTTGAAAAGAACGCAGTGACAAATGATATTTTGGCACTGAACAATGAAGCAGCCATAAAAGAATCAGTCAAAAATATTGTATTCTACAATTTTTACGAGAAACCTTTTGATCCAGCATTCGGTGGTAATGTCATCGGATTGTTGTTTGAAAATTATAATGCAAACGACGCTAAAAAAATCAAGAGACGATTAAAAGACGCAATTAATACTTATGAACCACGGGTGGCGGTTTATGAGATTAAAACTAAGTTCACTGAAGATCGTAATCATTTAGATGTAAGCATAGCATACGTTATTATGGGTATTCCACCAACTTTCGATTCTATTGATATAGTATTTAAACCGTAATGGCATTTAATCAGGTCAACGCCCTCGAATTTAACGAGATAAAGGCACAAATTAAAAGTTATCTAAGAAGTCAAGATCAATTTAGTGATTATGACTTTGAAGGATCTTCTTTAACGGTGCTTTTAGACGTTTTAGCGTACAATACTTACTATACAGCAGTCAATGCGAACCTAGCAGTTAATGAAGGGTTCCTAGAGACTGCTGTTTTGCGTGAAAACGTAGTAAAACTTGCTAGAATGATTGGTTACACTCCAAAATCAGCAAGATCGGCACAATGTACTGTTAATATATCAGTTCAGACTGTAGTTCCTTACCCAAAAACTGTTACAATTAACAAAGGACTAGTTTTAAACTTCACAGGATTAGATAATAATAACTTTGTATTCTCACTTGGTACAGATACTACACAGAGTGTTGACAGTACAAGTGGAATTGCAACATTTACAGGTCTTACATTATTTGAAGGAGTATTCCTTACAGATACTTTTGTAAAAGATATTAACCAAAGACAAAGATTTATACTTACTAATAAAAATGCAGACACAACTTCTATGAGAGTTGAGGTCACTTCTGGAACTATCACTGAACGTTATCTACAAGCAACAGATATTACAAAGATTGATTCTACCTCTAAGGTATTTTTCTTAGAAGAATCTGAATATGAGATCCCAGAAATTCTGTTTGGTGACGGAAAGGTTGGAAAAGATTTATTAAATGGAGATGTCATAAGCGTATCTTATTCTACATCTAGTGGAACTGGTGCAAATGGTCTAAAAGTGTTCGAGAATATTGGTACATTTAGAGATAACCTAGGAAATTCAATTACTTCTGGTATCACTACGACTGCTACTTCCTTTCCAGATGGAGGTTCAAGAGCAGAAAGTACAGAAGCAATCAAATTTGCTGCTCCTAAATTCTATTCTGCCTTTGGTAGAGCAGTTTCTACACGGGATTATGAAGCAATTCTTCCACAAATCTATCCAAACATAGGATCTATCTCTTGTTATGGTGGAGAAGAAGCAGAACCACCCGAATATGGTAAGGTATTTTTGGCAATCAAACCAAAAAATGCAGATAAATTATCTCTTTCTGAGAAAAATGTCATTTTAAAGAAGTTGAGAGAGTATTCTGTTGCTGCGATTCAACCTACAATCATTGATCCATCCATTTTATACATTGATATTAGCAGTTTTGTGTATTTTAATCCAAATGTTACGCGGAATGAAGCGTCTCAAGTTAAAAATAGCGTCCTTGCTGCGTTAAATGTCTTGAATACTAGCGGAGAATTCAATAAATTTGGCGGAAAATTCAAATATTCTAGACTTCAAGGTATAATTGATGGTTCAGAAGTCTCAATTACTTCAAATATTACTCGTCTCAAGATGAGAAAGAACGTCACCGTGACACTTGGTGCACGTGTGAACTATAAAATATGCTATGGTAACCGCATTAAGCAAGGTACAAGTACAAAACCATGTGTTTACAGTAGCGGATTTAAAGTTGTTGGAGACGATTTCAACACTTATTACCTAAATGACGATGGTGCAGGTTTATTGAGACTGTATTACATTAAAGGAACTGGTGAATTTGAGTATGTTGATGGATTATGGGGTACTGTAGATTACAGTATGGGTGAAATTGTGGTCAATGATTTGATCATTCAGTCTACAAATGTAGCAAATAATCAATTACAGATCTCTGGAACTCCAGAATCAAACGATTTGATTTCATTGAGAGAAACCTATTTGACAATAGGTATAGATAATACGACTGTAAGTGTAGTAGAAGACACTATCAGTAGTGGTTCAAACTTATCTGGTACAGGAGTGGTACCAGAGTCCAGCTATAACTAATTACAGATGACAAATTCTTCATGGAAGGTTAGCTCGTGGACTACGCCAACCACAACGGTATCTGTACCTCCAGTACCGTCTGAGGTTAGTCCTGAATCTAAATCGCAAATATCCCTAAGTGTTACGGGACAGTTTGCGTCGTTTATACAGGAAAATTATCCAACCTTCATATCATTTGTTAAACACTACTATAAGTCACAAGAATTAAAAGGATATTGTTTTGATGTAATTCAAAACTGGTCAGATTATTACAATATTGACAATTATGGCGGTTTAGTTACTGAAACTAAACTTATTTCAGCGTTAACAACGACTTCAGATGCAGTTGACGTTGAATCTACTCGTGATTTCCCAGATGAGGGTCTTTTGCTAGTGGATGACGAGATCATTTACTACCAAAAGAGAGGATCTACACTATTTCAAGATTGTTCAAGAGGATTTAACGCTGTAAAGGCAGTCGGAGAGGTTGGAACTTACCAATTTGAGAGTACAACTGCTACAACACACGAACTTGGAGCAAAAGTTGTTAATTTAAACAACATTTTCCCACTTTACGTTCTTGGAAAGTTCAAAGAACAGTTTTTATCGACATTTCCGAAGAATTTTGCAACAGGAGTTACTGAATCTACTGTAATTAAGCGAATTAAGGACTTCTATGCTGCAAAGGGGTCAACAAGGTCATTCCAGTTTGTCCTAAGAACACTATTTGGAGTAGAATCAGAAGTTAACTACCCAAGAGACAGAATATTCAAACCATCTGATGCATATTACACTTCCAGAGAGGTAATTCGTGCGGTTGCTGTTTCTGGAAACCCCATTGATCTTGTAGGACAAGTATTATACCAAGAAAACGATACAAATGACCCAAATGTTGCTTCTGCTCGAATTTATGTTAAAGGAGTCGTTGAAGTTTTTACTGCAAGTGGTACAGTCTTTGAAATTGACGTAGATACTAATAATTCACTAGGTACATTTGTTACACCATACAAATCTACTCTTGCTTCCGACCTTGGAGGTAATTTAACTGACCAAGTAGTTACAGTTGACTCTACAATTGGTTGGCCAGAGCAAAATGGACGATTTAGAATTGAAGATGAGATTATTAACTATACAGACAAGACTGTAACGCAATTTATAGGTTGTACACGTGCTAGAGAGGACACACTATGCGTAGCACATGATGCAGGTCAAGAAGTATTCGCTGCATTCAAGATTTTTGGATATTCTAACATAGACAACTCTGAAATTCAGTTAAAAGTCTATGGTGGTACTAGAGGTGTTGTATTATCCAGTGGTGGTAAGTATTACCTTCCAGATAGTAAAGTCACAACACCTGCAGCACCTGGTTTCGATAGTATTGATCCAATATGGGATAGTTACATATACAATGTTAGAAAGGCACTGAGAGGGGAGTCTGCGACCCTAGGACAGGTTAATCCAGACGGTACTGTGCGTTGTACTGTTAAGACAAAAGAAAAACATCGTTTATTGAGAGATGATGTGATTAGGATCCTCAATGCTCCTGAAGACATCTACAATAACTTGCATGATGTTGCAGGTATTATTAGTGATACTGAATTTGAGTTTATATTCAGCACATCACCATCTGGCGGTATATCAAACTTTGAATTTTACATTGCTAGAGAGTTTGCTTTCGGTAGAAGTGACTTTAACTCTATTAACGTTGGAATCAGTCCATATACAGCAGACGTACAAAATACTTACAGAAGTAGTACAGATGCTATTGTTACTAGTACAGGTGTACCATCGCATAAGGTAGGTCCTTTCGGTTCTGGAGACTTAAATCCTGGTAACCAACGATATCTTAAGAGAATACCTCTTACACCATCAACTAAGAGTACTAAAACTGCTACTCCTGTTGGTCAGGTGGGTATTGGTGCAAATGGTGTCCCATTCTTTTCATATAAAGGAGAATCTAAGAAAAAGTTTGGTGGATTGAAGTCAATCACTAAAATTAATGGTGGAGAAGGTTATGATATTACAAACCCTCCTACAGTTGAGTTTGAATCGGAATATCAACTCAATAAAGCGTATGCTTCTGGTATTAGAGTCAAGTATAACGGAAATAGGTATAGATCTCTTTCTGCAGGCACATCATCTACTACATTGTACCCAACACACACTTCTGGTGACGTTGCAGTGGGGCAAATTACTTGGCAGTACGAAGGAACACCTGCTGAAGCAACTGTTACAGTAAAAGGATCTGTAACTGCTATAAACGTAACTAATGGTGGTAGTGGATATACCACAGAACCTATTGTGTCTATCACTGGAGGTGGAGCAACCTCAGATAACCAAGCATCTGGGTCAGCAGTGATTACATCTGGTATAGTTACTGGTATTAACGTTGTTAGTGGTGGATCTGGTTACACTAGCGTTCCTACCATCACAATCACTGGTGGTAATGGTTCTGGAGCAACTGCAACTGCAACTTGTCGAGGTCCTGTTGATGCAATTAACATTACTAATGCAGGAACTCAATATGATTATGAACCAACTATTAATTTGATTTCTGGTAGTGGTGCTGTTGCATATCCGTCTATATTGAACGGAAAAATTGAAAGTATTATTGTTACATTCGGTGGTAGTGGATATTTCGGTGCTCCAGACGTTGTTATCACTGGAGACGGAGTTGGTGCTACTGCATTTGCTCAAGTAGACCTTTCTAGTAATATTGTTACTGGTATTGTCATAACAAACAAAGGTGTAGGGTATAGTGCAGGTGCTACAACAGTTAGTATTGTATATCCTGGTACAGGTGCACAATTTCAGACTAATTTAACAGAATTAACATTTAATGAAGCAGCAACTTATCAAGAACTAGGAGTTACATCAAATCAGTTCACAAATAGGAAAACTGTAGATTATGCAAATGGTACAACCATGCAAGGGGAGAACTATTTGATATATGGTGGAGAATATGGATATTTGTATAACCCTAAGCAACTTAGATTCTTATTAAGAGATAATATTAATGATTCATTACAAGAATTAAATCCTACCTCACATTCACCGATTATTGGTTGGGCATATGATGGACATCCCATATACGGACCTTATGGTTTTGAAGATCCACAAAATGCAGCCCCATTTAACTCATATAAGTTAATGATCTCTAGTTATGATGTAAAGACCTCTAGAGATGCTCTTCTAAGCGGTCTAGCAGACCCTATGGGAACTTATATTGAAGATTATGAGTATACGGAAGGATCTGGAGATTTAGACCAATATAATGGAAGATTTTGCGTTACTCCAGAATATCCAAATGGAGTTTATGCATATTTTGCTACAATCAAAGGTTCTGCTGGTGAACCCAAGTTTCCTTACTTTATAGGACCTAATTTCTACTCAGAAGCGGATGCTGTCAACTGGAATGGTAATGGATTGCAGAAAAACTTTACAGAAGATGCAATTAGGTATAAAGCCCCATTTATCGGTACAGATAACATTGTAGCGAAGAGAAAGAAACTTGATAACAGAGTTGACTTCTTCTTGGCACTAGAAGACACCACAACATTGATTGTGATGCAAACTGGTGAGATATTAACTTATCTTGAAGATGGAATTGGGTATTTCAGTTACTATCCAGTCATTAGAGGTGGTACTGCTGATTCTATGGTTGTATCAGGTACTAATAAGTATTCATCAGCTAATATCGACCAATACTTAGTTGAAGGTGGTGGTAAAGAGTATAAAGTTAATGATAGACTTCAATTTGATAATACAGGCACTGGTGGAGAAGGTGTAAGTGCAATAGTCTCTGCTATCGAAGGTACAACTGTTAATAACATCAGTATGTTTGAGGTAACAGGTGAAAACAGGTATTTTGCAACTGTTAATACTTCTGAGAACCATTATTTGCAAGTTGGTGATAGTCAAGTCATTTCTGTATCAGATAACCTCTATACTAGGTCTCTTACAGTAAAAATCATTGGTGGTAGGTATCATTTCAAATATGCTGATGTGCGTACCATGAAACTTGTTGCTGCATATCAAAATACTACTGCATATAATCTAGGTGACTTAATTTACGTTCAAGACAGAGTTTATCTTGCTTCAACTGGTACATCTGGTTCATCAGCACCAACTCATGAGTCTGGTACTGTTTCTGACGGTTCTATGGACTGGACTTACTTGAGAAAGCGTACAGATGGTAATTTGTATCAAGGTGGGTGGTCTAGCATCACAGGTGGGTCTGGATACACAGATGGCACATATATAGACGTTCCTTTAACAACTAATGGATCTGGTAAGGGTGCAACCGCAACGATCGTCGTTTCTGGTGGTGCGGTTACTACGGTAACACTTACAGGCATGGGAACTGCATATAACGTCGGTGACACCATTTCTGCAGCCGATTTGAACTTAGGTAACGGTGGAGGTTCGGGTTTCACCATAACATTAACCCAAGTTGAAACTGAAGCACAAATTCATCTTAATAAAGCACATCAGCTTGAAATGGGTGATATAGTCAATCTTTCAGGTGTCACACCTTCGGAATACAATAAAACCGACTATACAGTTGTTCGTAGTGATACATTAAACAGATTTACTGTAAAACGCAACTTTGCAAGTATTGCAGCTGCAACAATCACAAATGGCGAGGTTTATGCTCAAGAACCGAAGTTAAAACTGATTGATGGGCACAAATACACTTTTGACACTTCTGACGCAAGTAATATTGGAAAGACACTTGCATTTACGTTAGATTCGGCAAATACCGATATTTTCACTTATAAGAACATTACTGAGGAACAAAGGGATTCAGTTACTGGCGATCAGAACTCAATTACGATTTTAGTCTCTGGTTTACCAGGAATCTTCTATTATTTCGATATTCAAGGATCTACTAGTGGAAATTACTTCCAAGCGATCAGTGATCCAATAAAAGGCACTCAACTAGTATTTTCAAGGACTGATACAAGTTTTACCTACGAAATGAAGGTAGCACCCGAAAGTGGGTACTCAGCTGGTGTTACTTACACCACAAACTCAATATATCCATCTGGAGGTGTTGCAACCATCTCTATTGGTGATCCTGGTCGAAATTACTCATCTCTTCCAAAATTAAGTGGATCTACCAGAGCTGGATCTGGTGCAACTGCTGTATCGACTATTTCGGGTTCTTTATCAAATGTATCCGTTACAAACCAAGGATCTGGATATAATAACGCATCTTTACCAACTGGAGTTGTTACTTTACCAGATTACGTTGATTTGACCGTTACAAACATATTAGGGTCATTTATAAAAAATGAGATCCTTATTTCGCAAACAACTCAAGGAAACCAGACTGCTAGAGGTCAGGTAATTAGTTGGAACCCAGTTACCTCAGTATTGAGAATTAAACCACTTAAGAACGAAAGAACAGGTGCTGCGAACAAAGGTTACATTATGTTCTCTACTGGAGTTGCAGCAACTAATAATGTCTATAGTGCGGATTCACAGGCATCTATTAGTGCGATAAGTGGAACTCAAGCACTTGTGGCAACTGTGGTCTCTGGTGGTGGTGCACTTACAGAAGTGACTGTTACAAACCAAGGATCGAACTATAGATCTGCTCCAGACGTTATATTTGATGATCCTTACTATGGATCTGTGGATACCGTTACTACTTTAGTTCAACCAGCTGGTAATGGAACATATACCGCAGATACGACAACTACTGGGGTAACTCAAACCAGTGTTGCTCCTGTCAATGGTACAGGTGCCACTTTCACAGTTGTCACAGATGGTAATGGAAGGATCTCTACGATCACAGTGACTGCAGGTGGTACTGCGTATGCATTAGGTGATGTTATCACTTTCGATGGTACAAAGATACCAGGTGGTGCATCTAATGAAGACTTTACTGTGACAGTTAACGGATTGGCACATGCTAATCCTGCAACGATCTCTACTCTATTAGATGCTTCTGTGGATACTATTACTGTTACAAACAGTGGATCTGGTTATCTTTCTGCACCTAACATTGAGGTTACTGGTGGTAATGGAATCAATGCTAAGTTTAACGCTATTATTATTAACGAAGGTGTTAACAGTATTAATATAGAAAATGGTGGTATTCAGTATCAAAGTGCTCCAGTAGTTAATATTACTCAGAAAACAGGTTCAGGTGCTTCTATATTACTTAAGTCATCTAACATGGGTGAGATATTGAAGATTGGTGGAGATAATATCACATTTAACTATTCTCATGATAGAACCTTAAAACCAGAACTTAATACAACATATAATCTACAACTTACAAGAACTCAAGTTCTAGATTACTTTACTATTACTAATGGTGGTTCAAACTTTGTATCAACACCTGAAATTGTTCTTGTTGGTGGAGGTGGATCTTTATTTGAAACAAGGGCAAAGATAGAAAATGAAGTTATACAATCTATTACAATCATCAATGAGGGTAGAGGTTTCTTAGCTGCTCCTACAGTTCAAGCAAGAGTAACTCATACATGGGTTGGATTGCAATCTAATAGCACTCTTAACTTCCCATACAACACTAAGATACCAACAGGTACAAAGGTAACACTTCAGCAACTTACTGGTCAGTTCCCAAATCCATTAGCAGAAAATACAACTTATTATGCTGTTGCTGCTACTATAGCAAATGCATTAGCAGATAACCAAATCAAACTTGCTGCAACTCTTGCAGATGCTAATCTTGGTAACACTATATCATTCACTAGTGCACCTGTAGGTGATGCTTTAACAGGTCAGACATACTTCACATTACAGACTACCGACTTAGGTGACAATATTACTGCGTTTATGAAACCTGCTACTTTCTCTGTTGGAGAGAGGATTTATCAAGGTGCTTCTACATCTTCATTTACTGCATATGGATTTGTTAAGAACTGGGATGCTTCTGGTCGTGTTGTTAGTGTAGAAATCGTAGAAGGTGAATTTAAAGTAGGTGAACCTGTATTTGGTGAGGAGACTGCTGCATTTGGTCAGATTCATGAGTTTACTAGAGCAGATGCTGTATTCGAGGTTTCTCCTATTAGTATCTCGGCAACTACCTGGGAGAAGACAACTGGTTTCTTAGACCTTAACGAACAAAGACTATATGATAGTGACAGATATCAGGAATTTTCATATGACATATCGTCATCTATCAACATTAATGATTGGAAAAGTCCACTTAAGTTCGCTGCTCACCCAGCAGGTTTTAAAGTTGTTGGTACACAAATACTATCACAAGCAAGCACCAAATCCTTCAGATCCAAACCATCTCTTAACCTTAATTCTGGTAACTCGTTTGATTGGTGGGTTCCAACAACAAATAGTTTAGGAACTACATTTAACGGTACAACATATATCATTCCTAAACCATCTGCTAAGGCAACTGGTAAGTTATCTGTTATTAAAAACTTTGCTCTTGGTAAACCTGACTATAGTGCTGCTGTTCCAACTGAGATACAGGTATTTGGTAAACAGTTATTAGACATTCAGAAGATCTTATCTTGTATCGCATATAAGATTGATGATATTACAGATAGATCACTTTCATTCGATGGATCATCATCTACCGTAGTTGATACGTCTGCTAATAGAATTACACTTACGAATCATAATCTTATTGATGATCAACGTGTCATCTACAATTCTGGTGGTGATAGATTCCAAGATGCAAGAAATCTAATTATCTCAAATATTGATTATATCGTAGAAGAGACTATTGGTTTCTTAAATGCTACATATCCAAGTTTACAATACAATTCAGCAACCTGTGCTAGAGATACAAGACTAGTTGTTGCTGCATGGGCAAATGATTTGAGATATGGTGGTAACTTCTTCTCACTAGCAGCTGCCAATGCATATGTTGGTGCAGTTGTACCACTAGGCAATGCTTATATTGATGCTGCTAATCTACTCAAAGACAATAAGAACTTGATTGCTGCTGAAGCAGTTCATTTAATGTTGAATGATCCTACTGTTGGTATTGCATCTGGTTATCCTGGCGTACCTGGTGGAGACCAAAACTGTATTGATGATATTGTTGATGTAGTTGAAGCAATTGCCTACAACTTACAGTATGGATCAAATAGTGAGGTATGGGATGCTGCCAATTTCTATGTAAATACAGTACACCTAGATGGTGAAGAAACACAATCAGTATGGGCGTTTAATAAAGCAAAAGAGTTAGCAGCAAATATCATCGTCAATACTTCAATTACTATTCAAGGATCTCATGGTTATACTCAAGTTACTAATACTGGTGTCACCTTTGATGCTGCTGTCTGTGCTACAGTTGATGCTGCAATGGACACCCTCTTTAATATTGTTACCACTGCTATTAGTACTGATAGTCTTACTACTGTAACTAGAACCAATCCTTCAAATCATATCTTACACATTGAAGGTGAAGAGACTGAGACCATCTATGCCTTTAATAAAGCAAGAGACCTTTGTAACCTTGCTATAGTCAACAACCTACCAATCGGCACATACACGACTATAAATCCAGTAAATGACCTCAGTATTACGGTAGCCTCAGACAGTTGTGCAACTGTCACAAGTGCCATCACATCCTTTGCAAAAATCATTACTGATGCTATTGATAATCCATCTACATTACCCGAACCAAATATAGGAAATTATCCTGATATTAGAACTGGTACTCCTATTGGTGGATTATCTAATGGTAGTGCATATTATGTTAGGTACATTAATGCAGATACTATTGAACTTAGAAATATACCTGGTGGACCTGCAATTGGTTTAACTTCTGTTGGTTCTGGTGGTGGTCACACAATTAGGTGTTTTATTGATGGTACAAATACTAAATTTAGAGTAGTTAATAATGGCACATTAATGACTACTAAGTTGGGTAAAACTCCTGATAAGGATCAACTATTTGTTATTGCTAATGGTATTGTTCAGAATCCACAAAATTACACATATGCAAATGATATTATAACATTTAATCAACCATTATTGAATGGTACAAGTGTACTAGCGATGTACTATGATCGCAAATCATATACCTCTAGTTTCCAGTTAGATACTATTGGAGATGAACTTAAGAATTTTGGTGCAATAACACCAGGTATCGGATATAGTAATGGAACTTATACAAATGTATCATTAAAGAATAATCTTGGATCTGGTAGTGGTGCTACTGCAGATATTACAGTTTCTGGTAATAAGGTAACCAATGTTGTATTGAATCAAGCAGGTAATGGATATACTGAGGATGATGTATTGGGTCTATCTGATGTGGGTGAACAGTTAACTAATAACTATGTTCCTTCTACAGCAACGTATACACCTGCTAGTGGTGATTTGGAGTTAACTATTGGTAATCACACTCTAACAACTAATGATACAGTTAGAATTGCTAATAACGCCCTAACATTCAGTTGTTCTTATGGTGGTGGTGGAACTGCAGCATATCCACGTCCTACAGATCCTATTGGTAATCTATTTGATGTTCCTATTACTGCGACAAGTGCGACTACTATCACAGTCAATGCTTTACAGGGTACATCTCCTACCAACACTGATGCCCATACATGGCAAGGTTTAAGCACTTATCAATTCCAACCAACTAAGGTTAAGTATATTCCTGCAACAGGTGACATGATAGTTACTGCTGCTGCTCATGGAATGTTTAAGGGCGATAGAGTACAGATTGCCACTGATTCATTAACATTTACATGCTCTAAGGATAGTAACTCTAGTAACCACACATATCCTCGTCTTGCTGATCCTGCGGATGGTGCATGGTTGACTATTTCTAGTGTCACTACAGATGCGTTTACTGTTAATGTTGGAAGAAGTGAGAGATTTGAATTTACACCTTCAGCATCAACATACAATGCTGCAACAGGTGATGTGACTCTTGATATTGGCGATCATTCATTACTTGCTCCAATAGAACATACAGCAACTGGTGCGGTTTATACACCTGCAGACGGTAAGGTAGTAATAACCGTCACTGGTCATGGAATGTCTAATGGTGACAGAGTATGGATCGTAGATGATTCATTATCATTTACATGTACTCATGGTTCAGGTACGAAGACATATCCTAGATCAACTGACCCGATTAGTGGTAAGTTTGTAGAGATTTTTGATGTAACAAATAATACATTTACTATTCAGTGTTTGGAGACTATTCCATCAACAAATACCACTACTCATACATTTACTGGTGCATCTAGTTCTGGTATTAGACAGGCAAGAGATTTTGTAACAATTAAGAGAAATGGATTGATCTATACTTGTGAGATGGATGACAGAGCAACACGTCATGCCTATCCTCGTAAGGGTGATCCTGCAGATGGTGCACCATTGGGTGTTAAGGCAGTCTCAGGCAACGTTATCACTGTAAACGTTGGTAAGTCACCTATCGTAAATTACACCCCCACAAATGCCACATACAACCCAACTACGGGTATTATGGAATTAACTATTGGTTCTCATAATATTGTATCTGGTACAAGTATTAAACTTGCAGAGAATGCAATAACCTTTAGTTGTGGATATGGTGGTGCTAGTGGTGCAGCTGCAGAGAAATCATATCCAAGATCATTAACAGATGGATTTGATGTAACTGCTGTTAACTATAATCCTGACAATGGGGTTATGACAGTTACTTCACCGTCACATGGCATGGTAGCAGATGACTGGATTAAATTCAAACCAGAATCATTAACATTTACATGTAATCTTGATGGCAACACTAAGAAGAAACAGTATCCACGCACTACAGATTATGCATATGATAGGTGGTTAAAGGTATCAAATGTTACAACTAATACATTTGACGTTACTGTTCTAGATGTAATACCTTCTACTAATACAGATGTACATTTATTCAGTCCATTGGCTAAGTTAGGACCTTCAAATGCCGACTATAATCCTACTACAGGTGTGATGACAATCACCAATAAGCAGTTGACTGTATCAGATGCTACATATAATCCTACATCTGGTGATATGGTTCTGACTGTTGGTACTCATGGATTGACTGATCTTGACGTAGTGAGAATTGATACAGAATCTATATCATTCAGTTGTGAGTATAATGGTGTTACTCAAACTAAGGCATATCCTAGAACAAGCAATGATTATATCAATGGTGTTGACGTTCCAATTACAGCATACACACCTACTACCATTACTGTTAATGTAAATGGTGGGCAAGGTGCTATCAGTCATGCTGTACCTCATACATTCGTAAGTGCAACTACAAATGGTGTTAAGGTTGGTCATGGATTAACAAACGGAGACTTCATCAAGATTAAAGATGATTCACTACAATTCTCTTGTACAACTGGCGTAGGGGCTAAGACTTATCCTAGAGGTGTACAGGCACAATACACTGCTGCTTCAGGTACTACCTATGATCCTACTACAGGTATCATGGTTGTTACTACATCGACCAACCATGCAATTCAGGTTAATGATAAGATTAAATTTGATGATGGTGCTACATCATTCAGTTGTACTGCAGGTTCATTCCCACACACATATGTTGGTGGTACTGTTGCTAATGCTGTTACTGTAGTTACAGACAGCAATACTCAGAAGAATGTAACTGACGCATCATATAATCCTACAAATGGTCAGGTAGAGTTGACAATCGGTTCTCATAGTTACACAACAAGTGATACTGTTAAGATTGCTGCTAATTCTCTAACATTTACTTGTGATGAAGATAGTAATGCTACTACTCACACATATCCAAGAATTACTGACCCTGCATACGAACAAGTATTACCAATTCTTGCTGAGACTGCTAACACTATTACAGTTCAAGTTGGTACTGCAGCATCTACTGCTGCTACTGCATATCCAAGATCAGGAGACTATGCTAGTGGTAAGTGGTTAGAAGTATATTCAAGGACTGCTAACACCTTTACTGTTAAGGTATTAAGTACAGTTCCTTCAACAAATATTGCACCTCATACATTTACTACTGGTGCTGCAGGTGGAATTACATTAAAGGATCCTGCAAGTAAAGAGTTCCTTCCTGTATCAAATGTTACATTTAACTCATTCGATGTACAGGTTCTTAATACAGTACCTTCAACTAATACTACTCCTCACACATTCATTCTTGGTGATGCTGATGCTATTACTATTGCACCATTTGAGAAGAAACGTGACCCATTCTTCGACACTGCATTAAAGGTTACTGCAACAACAGCAACTACTATTAGTGTTGACGTTCTTACTACTGAACAGAGTACAAATACCTACTCTCATTCTTACTCATCTGCCCTAGCAGACTCAGTTATTACAGGTGGTAATTATACTCATAAATTTGTTGCTGCCAATGCTGGTGCTGTTAAGACAGGTGATAGACATACATTTGTGACTGCTAATGCAAATAGTGTCACAAGGGGTATTGTCACACATGGTGTATATGCATATAACAAACTTGCAGACGCAGGTAGATTAATACGTGCAAACCTTGAGTTTATTGCAACTACTGCATATGGTAGAATGCTTGCTGCTAACCCAAGTTTCAATGGTGATCTTTATAAGGTCAAGTGTATTCGTGATACTAAGTTAATATGTGATGCTGTTGCTGATAATATAGAATTTGGTGGAAACGATGCTACCTATGATGCAGCAAACTTCTATGTTGGAACTGTACACTTGACTGGTGAAGAAGATCAGTCAGTAGAGGTATTCAATGCTGCCAGAGATATATGTCGTGAAGTTATGCGTAATATCACAGTTACAACTAACTCAACCACTCAAGGATCTCAGATCAAAGATTTGACCATAACTAATGATAGTGGAAACAATGTTTATGACACTAATGACTGTACAGACGTTGCTTCAACCATCACAACTCTCTTTGGTATTGTTACTACTGCTGTTGGTACTACAGCTGGTGGTTCTGGAAATCTCAATAGCATTACTAGAACTTCGTCGGGTTCTCCTGACTTCCAAATCAAAGTGGGTACTGTAACCTTCGATGGATCTGATACAACATTTACTGCTCAAGTAGGCGGTAGTACACAAGTACTACCCGCACAGGATAACTTCCTCATCTTCTTGAATAGTACACTTCAGGTTAAGGGTAGTACAGAATCATACACATATACTGGAAGCACATTAACCTTTAATGAAGCACCTCTATCAGGAATGGACTTCTATGGGTTCTACTTTGGTAAGTTAGAACTTATTGATGATCTTACACCATTCTTTGATAATAGTAAGAAGAACTTTACTATGAAGAGAGATAATGAACCAATATCCTTAGAATCTGATAATACTTCTGTTATTGCATCGAATAACCTATTGATCTTTATCAATGGTGTATTCCAAGAACCTCAAACAGCATATAACTTGAGAGGATCTATTATTGAGTTTAGTGAAGCACCAAGAGCAGGTTCTGATTGCACTGCGTTTATCTTTAGTGGTTCTGCAGAAGATGTTCTTGTCAGCAAGACATACAACTCTGTTGATCCTGGTGATAGACTTCAAGTTGTGAGTGAAGGAAATGACAGACTGATTGCTACAGTCTCTAGTTCTACTTCTATTGACAGTTATGAGTACGTAGGTTTAAGACCAATACCTGCAGAGTTTGTTGCAACTGTATCAGGTCAACAAGTGACACAGGTTACTATAACCAATCCTGGTTCTAACTATGAAAATCCTCCATTCTTATTATTCCAAGGTGGCGGTGGTGGAGGTGCATTTGCCGAAACAGAGATTGAAGAAGGTAGTGGTAAAGTTATTGGTATTAAGAACTTAAAAGGTGGTAATGGTTATGTTAGTGTTCCTACAGTCTTACCAACTCATCCATTACATCTAGAAAGGAAGCAAAGAAATAGAATTATCTCAGATTCAAATCTTCTTGGCAATTCCTTCCTAACTAGTAATGTAACAGCTGTTGCTACTACATTAAATCTCCAAAATGTCTGGTACGATGTTTCTCAGAAATATGGTTTCCCAGATGAAGCAGAGGTAATTATTCCATTCTATGATACTGTTAAGCAACATTGGACTGCAGAGAGAATTCTCTATGGTGCAAAGAATACATCTGCCAATACATTAACTGTAGCAACTGGTGGTAGAGGGTATAGGGGTACAACAGCCCATGCTCACACTATATTAACTGGAACATTTAGTTCAAGTGGAAACGTCTGTACTGTAACGACTTCCGCGGCTCATTATCTAACTTCTGACATGTATCAGTACTTAGATTTCACGAGTGGTATGACAGTAAGCGGAGTGGATCATTCTATTGATGGTTCTTATAAAGTTACTGTTACTGGAACTACCTCATTTACAGTAGAAATTCCTTATGGTCTCACAACAAGCGGAAACGTAAGTCTCCTTCCAGAAGTTCGTCTGAGATCATTATAAATAACCAATAAAGCTTACTAGTAATGGCATTAGTTACTGATAAATTTAGAATATATGCTGCTGAGAGCTTCAGAAATACTCTGCAAAGCTCCAACAAAGTGTACATGTTCGTCGGTAGGGCGAAGACATGGGGGTCTTCTGACATCCCACCTGCTGGTGAGCCTATTGATAGTTTTGAGTATGCAAGAACTACATATCAAGATTCCGTTGCTTTTAAGCGTGTTGATATATCTGATACTTCATTAGTAGTTCCTAGAGTTGATTGGATTGATCCTGCAAACACAACTGGTGGTGTGGGACGTACATACTCAATGTACAAACCAGATTATGCACCCGCAAAAACTACTGCAAACGGTTCTTCTAGACTGTATGACAGTAACTTCTATGTTATGAATTCAGACTTTAACGTCTATAAATGTCTTTATAATGGTCAAGATCCAGATTACCCAAGAGGTAGACCTTCATTGGTTGAACCAACTGGTACATCAACAACTATCATTGAAACATCAGATAGTCCTGGCGTATATTCTTATCGTTGGAAATATCTCTATACTATTGACGCTGACAACATTCTAAAATTTGTTACTTCAGAATTTATTCCTGTATTATCAAATAGTTTAGTTACATCTGCTGCTAACCCAGGTTCGATTGACACTGTTGTTATTGAGAACCAAGGTGCAGGTTATAACAACGGTACATATACCAATGTTCCCATTCGTGGTGACTGGGCAATTAATGGTGGTACACAAGCACTTTGTACTGTATCTGTTGTCTCTGGTGCTATATCTTCAGTTACTGTAACTCAAGCAGGTTCTGGATATAGTTTCGCTTCTATTGATGTTGCACTCATTACTAATATCGGTAATGGTACTAATGCAGCACTTGACGTTGTACTACCTCCTCAAGGTGGTCATGGTGCAGATGCTGTTAGAGAATTAGGTTCATATCGTCTCATGTTCACTAGTAAGTTAGAAACTACTAGTGCTTTTGTTGACTTCCCTAATGACTTATCATATAGAAGAGTTGGTCTTGTACTAAACCCATTTGATTATAATACCACATCTGTTTGCAGTCAGAATACAAGATCTGCGGTAAAGGCAATGATCTTCCCTCAGTCTGGTACTGGTACACCTAGTGGAAATTTCCAAACAGGTGAGACTATTACACAGACAACCACAGGAGCAAAAGGTTTTGTGGTTTCATATAACTCCACAACTAAGGTCTTGAAATATTACCAAGATGCGGTTGATGGTACTGTAAATGGTAATATTATTCCTTTCTCTGGTTCAAATCAGATTACAGGTACTATATCATCCTTTGTTGCAACTCCTGATGCAACATTTGGTACTGCAGGTGTTCCCCTATCACAGATAACTATTGGTGTATCTGTGTATGAGTTAGGTCTTTCATTCGTTACTGGTTATGCCAACGAAGAAATAGAACTAAACTCAGGTGAAATGCTGTACATAGATAATAGGATTCCGATCACAAGATCTGCGGATCAAAACGAAGAGCTAAAAGTAGTAATTGAATTCTAAATGGCACAGAATACTAACCTGAATATAGCTCCTTACTACGACGATTTTGATCAGAGTAAGGGCTTCCTAAAAGTATTGTTCAAGCCTGGTTACCCAGTACAGGCAAGAGAACTTACTACGCTTCAGAGTGTACTGCAAAATCAAATTGACACGTTTGGTACAGGTGTCTATAAAGAAGGTTCTATGGTGGTTCCTGGTGGGATTACACTGAACAATGATGTGCCTTGTGTCATAATACAGAATACTTACCTTAATCTTGACGTAGAATTATACAGAACTGCTCTTGATGGGTTAGTTATTAAAGGATCTACTTCAGGTGTACGTGCACGTATACTATTTTCTATTAGTGCCACTACTTCAACTAGAAATAATATCACATTCTATGTAAATTACCTCCAAAAAGCGACTGATAATACAACTACTACGTTCTCAGAAGGTGAAACCTTCACTTGTGAGACTGATATCACTTATGCTTCCACAACTATTGCTGCTGGAACGCCAATTGCACAATTATTAAACTCAAATTCTAATAGTAGGGGTTCTACAGCGAGTGTAGGATCAGGAACTTACTATGTTAGAGGGTATTTTGTCCCCGTAAACGAACAAACTCTTATTTTAGACCAGTATGGCATCACACCATCATATAAAGTTGGTCTAAAAGTAGAAGAAAGGATTATTACTGCTGATGAAGACGCAACTCTCTACGATAATGCGATCGGTAGTACCAATTTCTCAGCACCAGGTGCCGATAGATTTAAAATTAACCTAACTTTAATCAAAAAACAGACCACAGATCCTAACTCTGCTGATTTTATTGAACTTTTAAGGACTGATATTGGTAAAATACAGAAGAAAGTAGAACGTAGTACACTAGGATTCATCAATGATGTCCTTGCTACCAGAACTAAAGAGGAATCTGGCAACTACTATGTCAAGAAATTCAGTATAGACGCAAGAGAAAACCTTGATGATGGGTTTAATAACGGTGTATTTTCACCAGACGTAACTACTAATGATGGTAATACTCCATCTGAGTCTAATATTGCTGTTCAATTATCTGGTGGATCTGCATATATTTCTGGTTACAGAACAGAAAGACTTTCCACATCATATAAGGATGTCGAGAAACCAAGAACTTTTGATACAGTAACTAACCAATCTCTTACATCTGACTTTGGTAACTATGTCTTTATGACTAATCAGCATCAAGCACCTACCATATATGAGGTGATTGAACTAAGAGATACAGTTACTACGACACCTGGTACTCCTGCAGGTACTGTTATTGGTAAAGCAAGATCATTAAACTTCTATCATGAGTCTGGTGCATTCAATAATCAGGAAACAATTTATAAAACATACCTTTCAGATACACAACTATTCACTAAGATCACTCTTACAGGTAGTGGAACTTGGACAAATGGTAGAAAGGTATTTGGTGCAACATCAGGTGCTACAGGTTTCTGTCAATCAGGTTCAGGTACTACTGGTTATCTCTATCAGACTAATGGTACATTTGTACCAGGCGAGGTATTGAAGGTTAATAATTCTGGTGGTGCTACTCATGGTACTATTGCAGCTGGTGGAGTTAGAGCATATAACTTTAGTGATGTAAAATCATATGCATTCTCATCTGGTGGTGGTACTGCTGATGCAGTCATGGATGTTAGAGTTGCATTACCTGGTTCAGGTCCTATTATTTCTGGAATATCTGGATCTGGTACATCTCAAACTGCTACCGTTACATCAACACTATCTAACTTCGACACTCAATTAAAGGTGGGTGACCTTGTTGAATTCTCAAATAATGGTATAGCACATAAGGTTACAGTTACTGGTGTTAGTGGATCTAATGTATTCACAGTTCAGAAAGCAACAGCTGGTGCAGGTAACATGGGAAATGGTGCTATCAATGGTAGTGTCATTAGGTCTAGACCAGAGATTAAGGAAGCAACTAAGAAGAAACTCCTTACTCCATTAGGATTTGAAGCATTAAAGAATACAAATAACAATAATAGTCAGAACCCTGCAGGTTATTTCAGAATGACTGTATCAGGTGTATCTGTAAGTGGTGGTGCTGCTACAGTTGACGTAGGTTCAGGTTTATTAATTAAGAATGCAGATGATGGTGATGACTTTGTTGTCAGTGTAACATCTGGTACAGGTGATGGTGATATATTAAAAGAAGGTGACTTTACCACAGGTAACCCATCAGTCAACACACAGTCTGTTGCTTTAGGTGGTTTATGTGGTGGTGGTTCTGGTAGTATTGATGTTACTGTAACTGTATACAGTTCTAATAGATCTGCTAAGGCAAAAACTACTGAGAGGATGAAAATCCTTAAATTGGATAAGACAACTGTATCTGGTAGTCCAAATGGTCTAACAACTGCTACTACTGGTAATGGATACAGAGTAGATGATGATCGTATCTCTCTAGGTACTGGTGATGTATTCAAGATTAAGGCAGTATATGAATCCACAAACGATCAAGATCCACAACTTCCTCAATTTACATATACTAACTTACTAGGTACTCTAGCAGTAAATGATGTTATTTCAGGAGATACCTCAGGTTCTAGAGCAAGAATTATTTCTACCACAAGTAATATCGTATACTTCATCCCAGTAGATGATGATGTATTCACTGATGGTGAGACAATCACTGCACCAAATGCTACTTTAAAGATTACTACTGGTGGACTTGTCAAAGGTGGTACTAATATAACTGATGCTTTTGATCTTGATGATGGTCAGAGAGATCAGTATTATGATTATTCAACTCTTGTAAGAAAACCAGGTTATACAGCACCAACACGTAGACTATTTGTAATAGTTGATCGTTTTCTTACCACATCAGGAATTAACCCATATACAGTAGATTCATATCCTTCATCTGAATATAAGATTATCCCAGATTATGATACTGACAATCTTAGAGATGTTATTGACTTTAGACCAATAGTTGCTGAACAATTGCCTGGTGCAGGTTCTGTTGCTTCACCATGGACTTTAAATGCTACTAAGTACCTCGACTTTGATAATAGAGCATTTACTGGTAACTTAACTGGTATTCCTGGTGTTGGGGATACTACTATTATTAGTTTACAGCACTACCTTGGAAGGATTGATAAGGTCTTTATGAACAAGGACAATGTTGTTCAGGTAGTTAAGGGTGCACCTGCTACCAATCCAGCTCCTCCTGATGACATTGATGATGCAATGTTACTAGCAACATTGACATATGAACCATACGTATTTGATGTTGAAGCAGATGTAAGCATAGTAGAGACTAACTTTAAGAGATATACATTCAGGGACATTCAGGTTCTTGAGGATAGAATTAAAACACTAGAATACTATACACAGTTATCACTACTTGAAGGTGAGACTGCAGGTATGGAGATCAGAGATGCTAGTGGTCTTAGCAGATATAAGAATGGTTTCATCGTAGACAACTTTGCAAGTCTTGCTACTGCTGACACATTACATCCTGACTTTAGAGTCTCTGTTGATTTTGAAGAAGGTCAAATGAGACCTGCTCACTATACAACTCAGGTTCCATTAGCATACGGTACAAGTAGTGCAAATGTACAGGAAACAAATGATATTATTACACTTCCATATAGTGACGCTGTTTTAATTGATCAACCATATGCTTCTGCTGTGGAGAACGTTAACCCATTTAACGTCTTTACATATGTTGGTGATGTTGTTTTATATCCTGAGAATGATAACTGGGTAGATACCAAATCAC